TCTTCTGTGAGATATTGCATCAAATTCAAAGCAGATGCCTTAACAAAATCAATACGTTCATTGTTCATTTCATGCTTATGTGCTTTGACATAGAAGGCACGATCTGACACAGCTTGTTTAAACTTCTCATGTGTGGTCATTTGACTGCATCCCCCTTTAATTTAAGTATCAATTCAGAACTAAATGGTCTGTCGAGTTGTTCAAGCTCTAATAGAGCAATAACAAGCCCATTGGAAACATCTTCTTTTTGTTCATCTGGCAACCGTTGAGTTTCACAAATGTCCTGTTTTATACGCTTTTTCAGTTCTAGAAGTTCCGGACTGTTCAAATTTAATTCTGTTTCAATCATACGTTAGCAACTCCTTTGTTTGTTCGCTAAATTCCATGTTCTTGTCTCAATTTCTTTAACCCCGCCAACGAATCTTTTAACCCGTCATCAGGTTTGCTTGCAGGGTCTTGCTCTGGTGTATACCCAGGCTGCGCCCAATCTGGTAGTGTTTCCTTTTGAACTGGTTGCTGTGCCTGAAAATTAGAACGTTTGGCCTGCTTTTTAGCTTGCCGTTGCTGTTCGTAAATATTGACATCACTAACAGACTTGAAGCCTTTAGACTCCCAGTCTTGCAAGATTTTTGACATGTATTTATAACTACGAACGTTGTTATCCAGCATAGTTTTCATTGCTAAAATAACCAGCTCATCATTGCCAGCAAAGTCTTGGACCCACTTGTCGATATTCTCGAGCACAATTGGGCTTTCCATGATCTGGACATTTTTAGTCCAGAACGTTCGTGCACGCTCGTGGTCGTTGTTATTATTAGTTAAGTTAGGTGTAGTTAAGTTAAGTGATAATGCACTACTGTTTCCACTACCGTTCTCTATACTGTTGTCGTTACTGTTTCCACTACCGTTGTCACTACTGTTGTCTACACTATATATAGACAAATCATATAAGACCTTCATTTGATAAGTAGCAGCCGTGGAACCTTTACCAGATTTAACGATCACTAAGCCTTTCTGATTTAGGCTGTTTCGGGTTTTGAAAAAATTAGCTTCTTTAAGTCCTGACTTTCTTGTAAGAACAGATGATGCAACTCTGAACTCTTGTAAACCCCTCGCTTTATTGTTTATGTGCGCTAACGCGCACCATAGAGCAACCTCGGAGTTGTTTAGCTGGTACAACTCAGCGACATCATTCTCGAAGAAAGCATTCATTTGCTTAAAGTAGTCAATCATTTTCTCACCCCTTTCTGTTACTTATTCCTACCCACCCACCACATCAAGTTATTACTTGAGATTATTCTGTAAAAATTTATCTTCAGGACTGGTGCCTTCAGGCTTATCGCTGGCGTCTTTAGGAGCTGGCTCCTCATCGCCCTCGGCGGCCTGTACTTTTTTAACGGCTTCATAATCCGTCATTGGATTACCATCTTCATCAAACGTTTGTGGCATTTCATCTTTGGTAATGGCATTCTGCATTTGAACAGATAAGATGCCCCATTTTGACAGCATATTGCGAATAACAGTCTTTTTGGCCATGGCATCGAAGTTAGATTTCCAAACACCACTCGGATTATGGCCACTCGACATTTTACTGAATTTTTGACGATGCTCATTGATCTCATCAGTCGTCCAATAGACTTTCTTTTCAAAACCATTGACCAATCTGAAATAGCCAAAATAACCAACAACTGTGTCTGATTGTTTGCCTTCCGGATTCAATTCAATTTCTTCAGTGAATCTATTCCAGGACTTTAGTTCGCCTTCATAGACAACCTCAGCATTCAGCGCCTTATATTGTCCTGAACGAAGTGCTAATTGAATGTAGCCTTTATACCCCATTTGAGGAGTTGCGTTACTGCCGTATGGCACGATCCACATATATCCAAGATTCTGGTCAATAGGAAGATCCATCGTGGCAGCAACCATTGCTGATGAGATAACAGACATTGCATTAACTGATTGCAGCTTAGAATTGGAATTCACTACATTTACAATTGACGACATAAATTGAGGCGCCTTATCTTTAAGGATTTCCCTAAAACGTCGTTGAATGGCATCCTTGCCCAATTCTTGCTTAATTAAAGATGAGGCACTAGGTGTTTTCGCTCTACGACTTGCTGCTGTAATTTGATTACTTAAATTAGAATTAGTTGCCATAAGTTGCAACCTCCTTGATATTTAATGTGCGTACACCGCGTTTATTAGTGCGGTATAAAATCTTGAACTGGCCAAGCTTAGCGGTATCACCATTACGTATGGCCGATCTAACTTGATTTTCAATTCGCTTTTTATCGTCAGTCAATTCATTGATTTGCTGAATAACCTTTTTGCGAATTTTCAGCTGCTGTTCAAGATAATCTGGTATCTCAACTTCAATGTGTTTATCCGGATACAATAGTTGCAATGTCTGTTTAGTCCAATCACTGCCATCGACTTCTGGCGGAACATCCTTTTCAATGTGATCATGCCACCATCTGACAAGCTTGGACTGAACCTGATCAATTACTTCTTGATTACGATCCACTCGCTTATAGATGAAACGGTGACCGCCAATCAAGGTTGCAAAATAACAATAAGGGCGATCCAAAACATTCATGTAATGCTGAACTTGCAGTAAATAAGGAGCTGGCACTTCGTCTTCAACCCACTCACTTGATTTATATTCCATGGCCGTCTTAATCTCTAGAAAACCAGGCTCACCAACAATATCACGATCAATATTTGCTCTTAAGAAATCATATTTAGGATGACAGTACGTTTTGTTTTGGCGATAAACTTTCTTATTGGTAGCAGCTTCAAATTCATGCGCCAGAATTGGCTCCATGACGTTACCCCAATGCGTAAACTCATTACCAGTATCATCAATAGGCAAACGGCCTGTTTTGTCAGCCCAAACTTGATACGGCGACCGCCAAGGAGACATACCTAGGATTGCGGCTACATCTGAACCACCGATACCACCACGACGACTTAAAAGCCATTCTTCGCGCGAAAACTCTTTGGTTGGGATAATATGCTGTTTCATTTTGAATCCACCTCAATTTCTAACTGTTGCAAAATCAATTGACCAAAAGCCCGTTCTTGATCAATCCGTTTATGGGACTGGTGATAAACCTCATCATAATTAACCGTCTCATCTTTAAACATTGCTTCTGCGGCTTGATCACTGATTTTTAAATCATGTTTAGATAACTGTTGCATTTGAAATACCTCTCATTTCTGGTAGAATTGAGGTGTTAAATATCGTCGAAAATAATTAACACCGAGTCGTTGATGCGCCAACATCAGCGGCTTTTTTCTATGCAGCGTTTTTATTCTGACGATGAGAATCATCTTCGATACATTGCTTCGCCCAACTATCAAACACACGATTCTGCTTGGCCGTTGGTCGAATCTCTTGGGCCTGTTTATCGGCTGCTTTTAACCGCTTGTAACGGATATAACCATAGACGCCTAACACCACCATCAAACTAATAATCAGCACTGGTACGGGCACATAAGCCGCTTTGCCGCCACCTGTAATCCACATAACTATTCCTCCTATCAAAATCACCTAGCCCGGTTAATTTTTAATATTGTTCACGAATCCACTTCTTGACTGCCTGTAACGAAAACAGTGGGTTCTTGTATTTACCGATTTGATATTTTGGGAAACCTGGCGTCCTAACCAAACGAGCCATTTTTTCATGGCCTATTTGCAGACCCTCTTTTTTTAATTCCAATTCCAACTGAGTTTGATTTAGGATTCTGTCCTCTGAGTCCTTAGACTGATCCAAGGTTCGTTTAAATTCGCTGATCATAAACTGCGCAAATTCTTTTTCATGCGCTGTTAGCTTCAATTCCTTTTCAGAACCGCCATTGATCACTGTTAATGCCATATTTCTCACTCCCGTTTCATTAGGCCTGCCTTTACCCAGGTACGATGCCGTTCCCTAATCAGTTTAGTTAACGACTCATGCAAAAACGTTCTAGCTAAGACTGTTACTAACTTGATTTCCGTAATGATCTCATCAAGCATCTGGAAAGCATACTCTTGTATCCGATCATATTGTTCCGGATTTAAAGGCCGTTGTGTACTTGCCAATATTCGATTGAGCTCAACTGAGCTAATGGACTGCTGACGTTCCAATTCTTCGGCCTCTTGTACATCGTGCAGCTCACTAGGCCTTTCACCATAAATCGGACTATCCATCCCCTTTAGCGTCCCATACTGCTCATGAGCTAGGGATGCGCTAAAGTCGTAGTCATCAACATATTTTGCTAGGTCCGTCATGACGTCTTCTGGCGTCTTTCTTGCACCAGTGGCGTATGAATTGATTGCTGACTTACTACGATGTATTGCATGCGCTACTTCCGTTTGACTGATACCCATCATCTTAAGTGTTGCCTGCATCAAACTTGATATTTCATAACCCATAGTGATTCCTCCAATTGAGGACATCCCCGTGAGCAATCCACAAGGGATGCCCTTAGAATTAAGTTAATCTTCCTCAACAAACGGCATATTCCACACGATTGTGCTGGAATGTGTATTGACTTGAATCACTTCATAGTCAGCTGCTTGAAGATTAGCCTTGATTTCTGGAAACTGATCAATATCAAAATTAAAGGACGCTGTATTATGACCGTTCAGCATACGGTGCTTGAGCTTGCTACAAATAATGTCCCAGGCACGTTGCTGTGTGCTATCCGTACGTAATTGAACTAATTGCTCTGTCATATCCATGCTATTCACCTCCTTTTGTTCCTTGAAAACTAAATGCCCCTTCACCTCTAACGTGGGATAATTAGCACGAAAGGAGGTGAATGTGATGGATCTAAATGAACTTGCAGCACAAAAGGCTAAAGAAGTTCTTCGGACAAAAGGTATCCAAATAAAATGTCCAAATTGTGGAACAAGCTTTACTGCACGATCTATGACAGCTGTTTGTCCCAGTTGTCATAAAAGTTTTACCGTGCAATTTAACGTACATTAGTTTGTGCTAGATTAATATTTAACGCTGCCAGTTCATCTGCCAATGAGCTGGCTTTTTTAATATGGTACTTGTACAACTCAATAAGTTCTTCGGCTTTGTGAATATTATCCTTAGAAAGGTTGAATGTTATTTTTTCACTCATTTGCTCACCTCCTTACTGGGTTACCTTTTGATCAGATTCACTAGGTGTCGATTCGTTACTCAGAGAATCAAAAAAAATAGTCCACTCAAAATTAAGTAACTTAGCGATACGTTTGGCTACTTTAACACTCGGTTGTCTGGTCCCTGTTTCAATCGATGTGACATACGCTCTAGAAATACCGATACTATCAGCAACCTCGTTTTGTGTTAAATTTTCATTATTCCTAATGTTAATTAGCCATTTTCTTGGGACTGACATTTTTACACCTCCCCTTGCAGTAACGTTTTGTTACTATAATCACAGTATAGGTGTCTTATTGTTACATGTCAATGATTAATGTAACAAATTGAAACTTTATTAATTGTAACAAATTGTTACAATGTTCATGAAAGGAGCTGACCTTATTGGATGCTCAACGTTTGAAAGAGTTACGCAACAACAAAAACGTTACACAAAACGATGTTGCGAACTTTTTAGGAATAACACGACCGGCCTATACAGCTTACGAGAGCGGTAAACGTGAACCGGACGATAAAACAAAAATAAAGTTGGCTGACTATTTCGATGTAACGGTAGATTACTTACTCGGTCGAACAAACAACCGCCATGAAGACATTTTGGCTGCCGCTCATTTGGATGAAGACATCACTAAAATGTCTCCTGAACAGCGTAAAGCCATTTACGATTTTATCGAATTTCAGAAACGGAAAATTGATGAAGAAAAAAAGGATTGATGCGTATGGATCGAATCGATTCGATCATGAAGGATTATCCTGAACTGCAAATTAAATACGTTGATATGCCGGATAAACTCGGTGGCTTCATTTACGGTACTACTATCTTCCTAGACAAAAATAGGTCTGAGGATGAACTGATTTCAATTTTATACGAGGAAATCGGCCACTATAAGACGACCGTCGGGAATATCATCAAAGATGGTCTGGACTGCGC